ACAGGAACTTTGTCCCGTTTGGTGAGTGCTTGAATGTCATCGCTTGCTGCGAGAAATCCATACGTACCATTGTGCGGTGCTTGCTCAACGATGTGACTGGTAGCAAGACGAAGATCTCTGTCATTGATGAGTGCTGTGAATCTGGTGACTACAGCAAAGGACTTGAGTAAGTCTGCTTGGAAAGGTGAAGTGTATTCCATTGTTGCAAATGTGGGAGTGAAAAGCAGTTTGAAATCATGCTAAGGATATGATGTCTCAAGACAAGGCAGCTACATCGTCTGGAAGACTCCAAGATGTACCTTGACTAGTGGAGATGATATTACCACGTACTACATTGTTCTTGACAAACTGAATGATATGTGAACCATTGATGTTTACTTCAACAAGTTGGTAGTTGAGATTCTCTGCTGCTTTGAGGATTTGAATGAGCCGCATGTGTAATACAATTGAATGTGAACGAATCTGTTGCGTGGTGAATTGTGGGTAAAAGTGGGAGGAGAACACTGGTGTGTGCTCTCGCTCCTACTTAACTGGTATCACCAAGACGGTGGAGGGAAGAGGCTTACGCCTCTCCCTTCAGTGCCTTGTGGAACGCTTCCCATGTCTCCTCCGTGAGCTCGCCGTTGAAGTACGCCGTGAGAATCTGACCCCAATCGCTGTCGATTGCGTGAATCTCACTCTCCTTCTTTTCGAGTGCGGTGTAGCAGGGTTCGCCATTGACCCATCGGAGGGTCGAGATGTCGGCTGTTTGTTCAGCCCAATAATGCCCTCCGGCCTTGGAGAGCTTGAAATCTTTGAGAAAGAAAAGCATGATTTGAGTGTTGCGGGGGGATGCCCCAATGACGACGCATCGTGGGGGTCACTGACTGTGTAGGTTCTCGCGTTCGAAAAAACCCCCAACTAAAAAATTTTTCCTAGTTTTGAATTATGGCAAAACTTACACAAGAGAAAGTAGAGAGGTTTGTATCAAGACCTGGGGTTCACGCTAAGACTAAACACAGCACGAACAAAAAGTCAAAGCACTATAAAAAAGCTTACCGAGGACAAGGAAGGTGAGAACTATTGCGTATCTTCACCAGCTCAATTAATAGAGCAATGGAAGAAGAGGATATCAGTTTCTTGAATACAGACAGGTTAAAGGAAACGGAAAAGAAGATTGAGACCGGAGAACTTACATGCAATCTGGATAGCCCGGAGGATTGTGAGGCCTGCGGAAGTTAACAGCCAATCGTAAGATTGATCACCCCCGAGGGATAATAGTAGGGGGTCAGAAGTTGGGTTAGTAACTGCGGCCTTGAGATAACAGGTAACAATAGCGGTGAGGTTGTCCCCAATAGCTGTGGAAAGTGCGACACTATAAAACTCGGGTTCGGGACCCATGGTAATAAGTAACTCCCCCGAACGTTAGGCTCAATACGCCGAGTGGAAATGTGTCGTTTAACAGAAAAACAAAGGGGGATAATTATATCTAAGTTTAATTGATTACTTTTACGACAAACTAACTAGTCGTATGAGTGATAGAATTAAAGACACCAAGTTAGGTGGGTGGCTCAAGCAAAAAGCTCCAGGAGTACTTGATGTAGTTGGGGATCTCCTCCCCGATCGTGGGGCACTCGGAGTAGTAAAAAACCTGCTCGACAAAGACCCGGACATTTCCCCGGAAGAAGCCAAGGCCAAGATTGATGCAGAAATTGCTTTCCAAAACAACGTCACTGAACGTTGGAAGGCAGACGCACAATCGGACATGAAGCTCCCAAAGCTTATCCGACCACTTACACTCATCACTTTAATGGTGATGTTCTGCCTCACTATGGTGGCAGACTCATTAGACAACTGGGCCTTTAATGTCAAGGACAGCTACATCGACCTGCTGCAGATCCTGATGCTCACCTCATTCGGTGCATACTTTGCTGGAAGAACCGTAGAAAAAGTAAGAAAATGAAAGATCCAAAGACACTTATCACTTCTGCCGCAGGCTTAGTCCTCGTCGGTGTAGCCACGTGGCTTATCGCCACCACACAGGAAGCTACTGTCAATGACGCCAGCTTCGAATACGAGATTGAGAAACTGCAGATGCAGATCGACGAGCAGACCGAAGACATCAACAGCTTAGCTCGCCGTGTCCATGCTCTTGAGAAACATGAGCATGATAAAAAGGGTACGATTGTGCTGCCATGAAGCTTGACGACGATACAAACTTTGGGATTAACATCAAATGGCTCATCCAGATTGTGGGAGGGGTCGGCGGTGCAGTATGGATTTACTTCACCATTATGCAGGCTATCTCTAGTCTTGAGATAGAGACGATGCGACACAATCAAGAGATTGATCTCAACTCAGAGTTTCGCATCAAATGGCCACGCGGTGAGATGGGAAGCTTGCCAGATGATGCTGAGCAGAACCTACGCTTGTTGCATTTGGAGAAGAGAATCGATCACCTCGACATGCTGGTGGACGAGCTGAGGCAAAAAAATTGTGACTAAAACAGAGGGGGCCCCCAACTAAGAGAGCCCCCGTGTCCTAAGGTGCGAAACAACACGACCGGTGTAACGCACGCTCTAATATACTACCTAAACACGGTAATATATCCGGATTCCTGTACTATCTCTGCATTCGACTCTCTTCGAGCGCTGCAGGTATACACGTACACTCCATTAGACACATAGTGTGACCCCCCGTTCACACTTCCATCCCAGGGCTGATCTCCGGCACCCCAGTATACAACATCACCCCAACGATTAAATATCGTATAGCCTACGGACGTCCAGCAATCTGGGTCATACTTGACACTCCACGCATCATTAGTCCCATCATTATTAGGACTGAATGCATTGGGGATATACAGCTGCGCATCTTCACAGTTGTAAATCTCAGGAAACAGATCCCCACAGTTCAGCCCAGTAGAACAGTCGATATACAAAGTATCGAGTATGGTATCTGTTAGCACCACATACTCAATTACCGCAACCTCTACTTCTATAGTATCAGTTAGGTAAACGTAGTCCACAATCTCCAATGTATCAGTGAGGTACACTTCTACAGTATCGCCCGGGAGTTCTATATACTCAACCAGTGTGTCTACTACAGTAACGAACTCTATGACTGTATCTGCCGGTAGCTCTATGTACTCGACAAGCGTATCCGTCACATAAATATATGTGGTGTCGTAAAAGTACCAGTTGATTGCCACCGGTATAGTGTCTGTCACTACAACAGTATCAATTTGTGTAACGTATACTGTATCCGGGGGTAGCTCTACGTATACCGTGTCGTACACATAGATAACTTCAGGCACATCATCTGGACACATGATAATCCAGTTGTCCTCAAAGTTCAAGTCTTCATAAAGGCCTGACCCCCAATTAGTACCGTCTCCATTAACACCTACCTCAGCCCAGCCCCCGTCTGCATCATACATTGTAGGACCGTAACTAATCTGCCAAATCACCGCCTGTATACCGAGGCCCTGACCCAACCAGAAGTCAAATGCATTCAGCAGGTTAGAAAACAGACTTGTACCACCCGACTGATAAAAGTCGTCGAGAGGAAATGTAATAGTATCTCCTGTATAGTACGGTGGATCAACATTGTAATCTGCCCATATATCTAGGTTTGTCCAATTGGTTGGATTCAAAGTAGTGGTTGCGCTATAGATCCATCCCGGGTGGAAACTCTCCTCAGGAATAGATAGCCCCCATGGGAAGTCCCAACCCTGATTCATTGCGTTACAGTTGGAATCCAATGCCTGAAACCCAAACTGCAACTCTGCAATACCTGTTGGACCTGCTGCACCTCCGCAGTTCTCAGTGTTGTTAAACGCAACTGTAATTTCTCCAACAATGGGGTTGAAGTCTAGCAGCTCTAAGTCACATTGAGCGCTGATAAACAGAGGAAAAGAAAGTAGAAGTAAGATGTAGTTTTTCACTACACAAAGATATAGGTATATTTGACTCACTATGAAACTGCATGTATTAAGATTTAGTTCTCAAAGTGATAGCACATTAGGACTACTGTTTGAAGAGGATGGAGACAAAAGAAACTTTCTAGCCTACACATTGGAAGATGAACACAGAGATGAGAAGGTCAAACACGAAACTCGTATCCCAAATGGTACGTATGAGATTACTCTTAGAACTACTGGGGGGTTTAACGCTCGCTATACTAAAAGGTTTCCTGATATGCATCAGGGAATGCTTTGGGTTCGTGATGTTCCTGGCTTTGAGTACATTCTTATCCATTGCGGCAATGATGATGATGACACTAGCGGGTGCCTACTCTTGGGTAATTCACAAAGCGAGAATATTACACAAGACGGTTTTATAGGTGCATCTACCGGAGCCTATAAAAGAGTATACCCACGCATTGCAAAAGCAATACAGGAAGGAGAATGCGTAGAAATTACCTACACAGACTTTGACTCTATATAAACTTTCTTTATATTTGCTACAAACCAAGCAAAAATGGAAAAGAAAATTAAGTTTAAACCGCTCCGCGACTGGGTAATATTCCCTAGTCCACGCATTCAAGAAACTGACGCAGGTATTCAACTTTTCGGTGACGCACAAAAAGCTCTCGGTACCAATATCGTAGAGGTTTTAGCTTGTGGTCCGACTTGTGAGGTAGTTAAAGAAGGGGATACAGTGCTTGTGCACCCAGAATCCGCTGCTCTGATCATTCACCTGGATGACAAAGAGTACGCATGCGTAAATGAATTTCAAGTTGTAGGAGTTATCCCCAAACTTATATAACCGTGGACGGGACAGTAACAATCCCGTTAAAGGATTTTGACGAGTTAAGAAACTCTACCAAAGAGTCAGAAAAACTAAAACAGAAACTATCTCGAGCCGCTAAGGAAATCGAGGTGTTTTTGTCTTTTCTGTGTACTAGGGAGAACATACAAGTGTATGTAGACGAGTTCAATAACCAGTCTAGCCAAGCAACGATCCTAATCGTAGACGGGAGAGCAAAAGTACAGATAAATGAAAACGCTTAAGATACAAGTAAACACAACGCTTAAGTATCTGCAGGTGTTCAACGGAATACTTGAACTTACAGATAAAGAGCTGTTGGTTCTCTCTAGGTTCATTGATCTTTCTGACACAGTGAACCTCTGCTCAACAGAGAACAAAAAGGTAGTAGCCGATGATCTAGGGATAAAAGATTACAATACCCTAAATAACTATGTAAAAAAGCTGAAAGACAAGGGGGCTATCAAGAAAACAAAGGACGGATACAAACTGTCCCCAATACTAAAGCCACAGGACAAAGTGAACTTACAAATACTATACAGCAATGGGTAAATTATCAATTCGACAGATGCTCATCAACTTTAAAGATGAGGTCATTAGATACGCACGAGAAGGTGCACCCCACGTAACAGAAGAATCCTACGAGAACAGGCTGGCCACATGTGGTACATGTGAACATCTGGAAGGAATTAGGTGTGGGATGTGTGGGTGCGTTGTAGAGGAGAAAGCAAAGTGGGCTACAGCAGAGTGTCCCGATAACCGTTGGGACGATGAAAGAGAAAGTCATAATACAGAAGATAGCGAGTGAGCACAATTTACCACTACAAAAAGTAGAAGAAGCAGTCTACTTCCAGTTTAAATACGTGTCCGATGTGATGCGTCAAGGTAAGTTTGAATCTATTCGTCTCCCGTTTCTGGGTAAGTTTCACGTAAACCCAGGTAGATTAAGATATCTCAATGAAAGACCTGATAACAGTTAACGGAAATAAGGTAATACCCTCACCGTACGCACTGACTATCCCAGAGTTCAAGACACTGAAGATAGAAGAGCTATCAGCTGTATACTTTTTTTTGGATCATCGCTCCCCATACAGTGTATACGAAGAACAAGACCGGTGGGATAATATAAAAGAACTGTTAAAGGTAAGCGCAAGTCCTAAAGTTAGTGCGGCAATAGACAAATACAGAGAGCTATCAGAGTCCTCAGCAATAAAACTGCTAAAAGCAGCACGAGAGTCTGTCACAAAGTTGGAGAAATACTTCAAAGAAGTGGATCTCACCATGATGGACGACAACGGTAAACCCATATTCCACGCCAAAGACCTCATCTCTAACCTATCCAATATGGGTAAGGTAGTCAACGGACTTGAAGAACTAGAAGAGATGGTTAAAAAGCAGCAGCAAAAAGACAACCCCAACAGGGGTGGGGTAGTGACAAACAAGTACTCTCAGTAATGTTCAAGGACACGAAAAGATTCTCCCCAGCTGCTGCAGCATTCCTAGAACAGGGCTATTATACTGATGCCCTTGAAGGAACAAAGGAGTTCTATGACTTCTGGGACAAGGAAAGAAACAGATGTCTGTACGGATTTGAGGTAGACGGCATACGGATCACAGGATATCACTACTTCTACTTAAACTACTGCCCAATTGACCGTGCAATTGACGAAGTTCTACCTGATGGGACAGTTCAGGCCCGCAGAGAACGAACATTCCCTGCATTCTACGACGGAGACTACGAATACTACCACGCAGTAGACCGATGCCGCAAGGAAAATAAGCATATGTCTGTGCTAAAAGCTAGACGTAAGGGATATTCCTACAAAGCCGGGTCAATGCTGGCCCGAAACTACTTTCACATCCGTAACTCTAAGAACTTCGTGTTTGCAGAGCAGAAAGAATACCTAACTGGGGACGGATTGCTTAGTAAAACCTGGGATTTTATCTCATTCGTAGACGATAACACAGCATGGACACAGCCTCGCCTGATCGACAAGGAAATGCACAAGCAGGCTGGGTACAAAAAGCGCGTTAATGGAACTGACGTAGCACTAGGAATGAAATCCCAGATTATTGGGGTATCACTCAAAGACAATCCACACAAAGTCAGGGGTAAAGCGGGGGAACTTATCTTCTTTGAGGAGGCAGGCTCGTTCTCAGGGCTGTTAACTGCGTGGGAGATAGCTATGCCTACTATGAAACAGGGTTCTAAGACCCTTGGTACTATGATTGCCTTCGGTACAGGTGGTGAAGAAGGGCATGGGTTTGAGTCATTGGAGGAATTGTTCTACCACCCAGAAGCATACAACTGCCTAGCATTTGACAACGAATGGGACGCAGGAGCTATGGGAACTACATGCGGATACTTCGTCCCTATCTACCAAAACCTAGATGGATTCATGGATGATGATGGGAATTCCATGGTACAAGACGCCAAAGACTTTGAAGAGGCGGCTAGAGAAAACAAAAAGAAAGCAAATGACGCAAAAGCACTTGATCAGTACACAGCTGAGCACCCCTTCACCCCACAAGAAGCGACGCTACAGACAACAATTAACGTATTCGATGTCACGTCGCTCAAGGAACAATACAATAGGGTTAAAGCACACAATCTTGAGAAAGAAGGCACAGCTGGAGTACTATTCTACAAGGCCGAGGAGATTGACTTCCGTCCTGATCCATCTATCAAGCCAATCACTAAGTTCCCCCACAGGAAGGATGATGACCTAACCGGGGGTGTGGTGATCTACCAAAATCCTTGGAAGACACAAGAGGGGAATATCCCACACAATCTGTATGTTATTTGCCATGACCCGTACGCGCAGAGTAAGTCTACAACTAACCAATCGCTTGGTGCTGCATATGTAATCAAAAGGCCTAACAATCTATCTAAACCCGACGATATAATAGTAGCTAGCTACATAGGCAGGCCGCAGACGCAGGATGAATACAACAGAAACCTATTCATGCTAGCTGACTACTACAACGCAAAGATTGGGTTTGAGAACGACCGGGGTGAACTCATAGCGTATGCTAAGCGTTACCGCAAGCTGCACAAACTGCAGGAGGAGTTTGAGATGCTAGATAAAAAAGAACTGCGAAGCAGAAACGTCAGACGCCAGTACGGAATGCACATGACCGAGCAACGCAAGCGTCAGGGAGAGCTTTATATAAGAGACTGGTTAATATCACCAAGAAGTTCAGATGAAGATGGAAATATAAGGCTTAACTTGCATGAGATTTATGACGTTGGATTATTGCAGGAATTAATTAAATTTAACCACAGGGGCAACTTCGACCGAGTAATGGCATTTATGGTGGGAATGTACCACACTAGAGAGCTATACAATAAAGAAGTCGTAGAAACAATCAACGATATGTCTCAAAACGAATGGTTCGATCGCAACTATCAATAAATTTTATACATTTACACGAATGTACGGAGCAGCAAAAATACCGCAGCAAAGACTACCATTAAGCAAGAAGACTAAGAAGTGGAGAGAGGAGTGTGTAGATGCTTTTATCAATATATCTAAGTTTGGACTTAGTGAAAGACGTAGTAATCTGAAAGCCTTATATGACTACTACAACGGAGAAGTAGACGAAACTGACTACAGATATGTAATCAAACCATACGGAAAGAGTCGAGAGAACTTCCCATCCAAGCTTAGGAACTACCCCATCATCAAGCCGATCATCGATCTGCTTCTGGGAGAAAAGTCCAAGCGGCCTATTAACTATACTGTAACTGTAAAGAATGCAGATAGTGTAAGTCTGAAAGAGCAAGCTAAGACTCAACAGATACGTAAAGCAGTTGAGTCTATGTTCCTTCAAGAGATTGCAGAGCCCAAAGACCTGCAAACTCAACAGATACAAGAGCAACAGCCAATGCTACCTAAGCAAGTGGCTGAGCAGTTTGAGCGCACATATGTAGATGATCGTGCCATTAAAGGGCAGGCAGCGATTAACTACATCATGTACGAGCAGGAAATGTACGATAAGTTCCAGAAACAGTTCTTTCACTTTCTGGTATCTGGAGAAACGTACTCGCACAAAGGTGTGCGGCGCTCTGAGCCGTTCTATGACGTAGTAAATCCTATTGATATTGACTTTGACAAAGACCCTGATGTGGAGTTTGTTGAGGACGGAGACTGGGCAATAGTAAGACGTTACTCGCACGCAGCCACTGTCATCGATCACTTTGGGGAATATCTCACAGAGCAACAATGCTTAGAGTTAGAAGACCCAAAACACCAGTCAGTAGATACATACTTGCTTTATCGCTCTGAGGCTACGGGTTCTGACGACAATGTCTACAGAAACAGACTTGTTGAAGTAGTTACTGTGTACTGGAAGAGCCGTAAACGTATAGGGTTTGTGTCTTATCAAGACAATCAAACCGGGATGATAGAAGAGTTCGAAGTAGAGGAAGGGTACAAGCTCTCTGCTGAGATGAAAGAAATGGGAGCCAAGATCAAGTATGAATGGGTCAACGAAGTATGGGAAGGAACTAAGATTGACGGTAGGTTCTACGTCAAGATGTCTCCTATCGCTAACCAACGAACTTCTATAGATAACCCATCTGTATGCAAACTCCCTATTAATGGCTTCAAATACTCAGACATCAACTCAAGCAATATTTCGTTGGTGTCATTGGGTATCCCATTCCAGATTAACTACAACATCTTCAAGTACCGCATGGAGCTTGCGATTGCACGTAGTAAAGACATCATCGCACAGTTTGACATCAACATGATCCCGAAGAAATGGGATCTGGATAAGTTCATGTACTACGTTGAGGGCACAGGTATCGCATGGGTTGACTACAACAAAGAAGGAATACAACTCTCACCGCAACACCAGTCTGTATTGGACATGTCTATCAAGACAATAGAACAATATGTTCTGCTGCTTGAGACTACGATGCAGGAATGGGAAAAAATCTCCGGAGTCAATAGACAGAGACAAGGAACCATCGGCGCATACGAAGGAAAAGGTGCGTCTCAGCAAGCCATTGTTCAGTCTTCTCACATTACTGAAGACCTGTTCCGAAAGTTTGCACGCTTCGAGCAAAGAGAACTGCAAGGTATGCTTGACTACTCTAAAGAAGCTTGGATATCGGGGAAGAAGTCTATGTACGTCATGCCTGATACTACGATGCAGTACTTAGACCTTGACTCTCTCGGTCACATGGAAACTGAATATGGAATCTTCGTGTCTGACGCAGGTAGAGACCAAGAGAATCTTAGACAAGCACGTGAGTTGTCTCAAGCTATGATCCAAAACGGGATGCCTGCATCTGCAGTTCTCGATCTCATGGATACCGAAAACTTCTCTGGAATTAAGGAGAAGCTTAGAAAAGCAGAAGCTGCACAGAAAGAACTTGAGCAGGCTCAGCAACAAGCTCAGCAACAGCAAGCACAGCAAGCTATGCAGATGGAGCAGATGAAGATGCAGGCAGAAGCTCAAGAAAAGGATAGAGACAGACGTAAGGATATTGAAGTTGCTCTTATCAATGCAGAGGCAAAAGATCAGGCCAATCGCTTGAACATTGACCTGCAGAAGATTATGATGGACAACAACATTAAAGAGAAAGAGTTAGAACTCAAGCGTGAAGCCCTTGACAAAGAGGGAGACACCGAACCAAATGGCGTCTGATGGACAACGCTACAAGAAAACATCTACTGCAGCGGCACAGTCAGTCTGGATTTCCAGGCTCTATAATTGACGTTTTCAAAGCGTACGACCAAGGCATTGATCTTATTGGTCAGTTCGAACAGCAAAATAATATGCAGGTTGCGGAAACGCCGCAGCAACAACAGCAAGGATTAAGGCCTGCACACCAAGCTGGGAATACTAATCAAAGTATGATATTCCCTAATGTCCCTCCTAATACCCCATTCAATACGAAGGGCATGAAAGCCCCGATTAATATACAGAAGTATGATGAGCAGGGACACTTAGTCAAATCATACGAGAACGTTCCCCCTGGTGTCAGCAGTTTACCTACAGGTCCTCAGCGCGGGACAGTCATTGAGACTCCTGCTAATATGCAATCAGGAGGACGCAGGCTGAAAAAGGATGCATTAGAGATGTTCCCGGCGCTTGAGTCGCTTGGAAATGTAAAGGTTAAGACGGACAAGGAATTTACTAAAGACCTGACTGGGATAGGGGATATAGAATACTTTGCTCCCGGGCAAAAAGCTATTACTTATCCTAGCGGTGCGCGAGTTAAACACCCGGGTTCAGATAAAAGACATACTGTCTTGGTAAACCCTGATACCAATGATGCTCAGAACGTAGCACTAGATATGCTTCATCG